TATTAACAGAAACTTCTTGCCATGCCTGGAGCGTTCCAGTACGTTGGCAAGTATTGAGTGTTTCATAAGACGACAGGGTAGTACATTCGTGGTACATATACCAGCTCTAATATGACACGAGGGGAGGGCCAGCATGGGAGCGCACGGCAGAGACAATATGAGCGACCCGGTGCATCACACACACCTGATGGCGGCGATGAAGAAGAGCCAGGAGATCCCCGCGGATGCATGGGAGATCATTACCCACAAGCCAGAGACGAGCGATCGCGCTGCATACATGCGGTGGCGGCGGACGTGCGAGGCACACCGTATCCTGACGACGGCCCTGGGCAAGACCAGGGACGCAGAGATGTACGAGCGCCTTCGTTCATGTGAGCGTAAACTCGAACGCAAACAGAAACGCATGGAGGAACTGGAGCGGAGATTGGCAGAGCACGATGCGATCCAGCAGGGCACTCGAAGGTGCGCGGTTCTTGAGCGCGCGCTGATGCTCCAAGATAGGACCGCTCCCTATGTGCTCAAGAAGATGTGTGAGAAGGGCGAGGGCTGCTCCGGGAGGAAGAGAGACTGATATGCAGCAACGCCTGGAGCTCTTCGAGGACGCACGAGTGGCGGACGCGGCTGAACTGATAGGCCGCTGCGGCACGGATCTGTCGCGTCTCGTGGAGTTATCCGATAACCAGGTCCGGGAACAAGTGGCGGACCTGGCTGAGCGTGACGCGACTGCCCGGGATCCGGGGGAAAATCTGTTCCAGGGAGAGCCGTCTGCCGAACTACGCAACCCGAAGGAGGAAGCGATGTTGAGGGCGATGGTTGAGGGAGACAGTCAGCAAGTTGCGTATCAAAAGCACATATCGCAGCACTGCACACTGAAATCAGCGTCTCAACAAGCATCGAGGATACTGCGGCGGCCGGATGTTCGCGCCCGGTTGAGATGGTTGATGCGAGCAAAGAACCTTCAGATCTCTACGGCCGGTGAGAAGCCCGAGGAGACGTCGGGCGCCGTTAGCCTGGACGAGATGCTCGACCGGTGTGCGAAGACCATTAGAGACGCCAGGGCAACGCCCCAGGAACGCAATAAGGCGATGGAGATGTATATCAAGCTCGAAGAGCGCAAGGCGGAGGACGCGAGCGGTGGGGCCCTGGATCTGCGCAGGATCGATCCGACTCAGCTGTGCGAGTATTTCCGGAAGGCGGAGCTGCAGGGAGTTGACGCTGTTGCGATGGTGAAGGAGCTCCAGGGCGGTGACCAGGGCCCGGAGAGCGGTCCGGTGGACGATCGCCCCACCGGGCCCCAGGAGACGCTTCCTGCAGCCCCAGGAGACGAAGAGTGAGAGGGTGGGGCACAATATGTTGTGGTTCGACCTGGTGCCGGCGGGATCCGGGGATGGGATCGCGCGACACCTGGAGGGAAATCGGGCTTTGTCGCATAAGATATATTATGCGCACACGCCTGGCCCAGGGTGCGGATCCGGTGGCGGTAAGCGGTAGGTGCGCGCGTCGCGCGGCCGGGGGTACCCCCCGGCGCAGCGAGTCAGCATATACAATGCTGGATGGAAGGGCGACACACGTTTTTTCAGTATCCGATAAACGGGCCAGGATCAACTGTCATACCACGAATCAACCAGGCGATAGGCGATGGTTGATTTCCCCCGATTGGCGGGGAGATGCGCCGGTAGGACCGGTTGATTTGAGGGATCCCGGGGACCTCAACATTGAGGTATTATCGCGCACTACGGTTCACGTTTCGCGCCCAGGTTCGCGCACTACGGTTCGCACTACGCGCACTATGGTTTCAGCCTTTATTTATGGGGTGTTTTCGGAGTGCAGCAGTGGACCGCGCACTACCTCGCGCCAGCTTGGCGCACTACGCCCCCCCTTATCGCGCACTACTCTAAGAAAGCATATGAAGAACATAATACCCCCAAACCCCCAGAGGGGGCTTTTCGCCGAAGGCTTCTGAGATGGGAAAGACAAAGATATCTGTGACATTGCCATACGAGGATGTGGAGTGGCTCGAAGCCGAGATCGAGAGGATCGGGAAGCGGAAGACGAACAAGAGCGAACAGGTGCATATCGCGATCGTGCAGCGTCGTCTTTCGAAGATGCCCAAGTGGCAGCGTGAGGAGATCTACGGGAAGCTGGGGATCAAAGAGGAAGCTGAGAAGGAGACACCAGGCCAGGGCCCGGACCAGGAGCCCGAGGTAGAGGACAAGGAATAGCGGCTGAGATGCCGTGAGGGGATCGCTCCTAAACGGGAGCGCTGTGAATAGAGAGCATGCTCGCTGTGTGCTCTGTTCGTGGCGCTCCCGTTTTGTTTGGCAATGAGAGGAAGAGGCTATGGGCACTACGAGAAAAGAACTGGTTGAGATGCTGGAGTGGGCATACGACGACCTGGAGCTGATCTGTCGGAACTTGACTCCATCACTGATGAGCCCGGGCCGGGTGGCCCGTTTGGACATCACGATCCGTGAGCTGCGGACGTTGCAAGCAAGGATCGTGCATGTGGGGGAAGACACGTTGCTGGATGCGAAGCGGCGCGAGGCGCAGACGAACCTTCGGATTATGCAGGAGGGTTTCGCGCGAGCGTTCATGGAGAGAACGGGCCTGGGCCCTGACGAGATCGAACTGTGCCAGGTGATCGAGAAGCAGGATGGAGAAGTGAAGCTGCGGTGGTATTTCAAGAAAAGGGAGGTGGCTGATGGCGATGAAGGCGATGGGAGTGGAGTGTGCGCGAAGCAGGGCGGCGGGAAAGCGATGGGCTGTGCAAACGCTCGGCCGTGAGGATGTCACGAAAGAAGACGTGCGGCGAGGCATGGAGACAGGCTCGCTCTTCGGCCGTCGCCGGATCGGGCGCAAGACGCTGATGGATCTTTGTGCCTGGGCGGGGATTGATTTCGACGAATGTTTAAGGGAGCCCCCGCCACGGATCGCGTCGGCGATATGGATGCTGCAGGAGTTGGGCTACCATGTGACCAGGCCAAGGCGAAAGAAGGTGAAGTCGTGAGCAAGCATGAACCGGGTGGTCGATGGAAGAGATTGCATTTTCACAAGGGCGCATGCCTCGCGGCTGATTGCCGCTGGATGGATGACGGCCGATCGAACAGGTGCGACAAGTGCATTATGCGCGATGGGAAGAGGACAGAGTACGAGCCTAAGCGGACTACTCCCGCAGGGTGCCCGGCAAGTGATAGGGGATACCCAAACCAGGAGGATTGTGAAGGGTGCGACCTGGGGCTGGCGAATGATTAAGGGATTGTGGCGAGCGAAGCAGATCGAGTTCTTCGAGGGACGGCCGTTCCAGAAGGTGAGGGTGCTTGATCACTCTCATGGGGCGGTGCGGTTCTCGACGGAGTACCCGGTGCGGGTGTTGAGCGTGCGAGAAGACGATTTCCTGGCGCGGTTTGAGAAGTGGCGACGCGGCTAGGAAGCTGAGAAGGAGACCTGATGGCGCATGAGCTACTAGACACTGATATCGCGGGGCTGGAGCCGGAGCTGCATTGGGCGCCGGGGACGTCGCCGGTGGAACAGGCGAGCCGATGGGTGCCTGAACGGATGTATGAGTGGCAAGTAAAGGGCCTTCGCGATTGCATGGTGCGAGGGGCGCGCAAGGCTATTGTGACTCCCAACGAGGCGGGGAAGACCAGCGTGTTTATCCCGGTGCTGGGGCTTTCGTTTATGGCGGCGTTCCCGGGGTGCCAGGTTGTGAGCACGGCGGGTGTGATCAGGCAGATCGAGCGCGCGCTTTGGCCGAAACTGCGCAGCGCAGTCGGACGCTATCGCTGGAGCGTATCGGACGATCGGATGCAGATCCGTGCGCCGTCGGTGCGTGGGGTTGAGCCGTCAGAGTGGATCTCATTCACGACACGGGATCCGGAATACGCTGAAGGGTTTCACTCGAAGTGGTTTGTCGACGATAACGGTGATGTCGTCTATGCGCCGCTGGTGGTGATCATTGACGAGGGTAAGTCGTTCGACAGCGAGGAGATGATCTTTGCCCTGGTGGAACGCTGCGATCCTGATGTGGCGCTGTTTATCTCGACACCAGGAGAAGATTCGGGGCCTTTCTATGATGCGTTCCACAAGAACAAGGGAAAGCCGTGGGACACAACGGAAGTCACCTGGCAGGATTGTCCGCATTTGCTCAAGGGTGTGAAGCTGAAGATCCGCGAGGATCGTATTGAGCGCATGGGCTCAGATCATCCCCTGGTGCTTTCGTCGGTGTTCGGCAAGTTCTATCGGAGCGGTGGGCGGTATGTGTTCGACAAGATGGATGATGTCCGTGAGGCCATGAGTGGCAAAGTGCCCTGGGTGCGTGGCCGCGATGGCCGGAGAGGGGCTGTGGAGTTCTCCGGCGGCGGCGATGAACAGGTGTTCGGGGTTCGTGACGGGAACAAGATCTTTCCCCTGGAGGTCTTCCACGAGAAGGATGATGTGAAGCTGGTGGATATCCTTGTGGGCTGCTTCCGGAAGTGGAATCTGAAGCCAGAGGACATTACCGCAGACAACGGCGGAGCCGGGAAGACTTGTATTGATATGCTCGCGGCCAAGGGGTATCCGGGGATCCGCCGATACATGTTCGGGGATCCGGCTAACGATAAGTCGCTGTATGCGACTAAGGCGATGGAAGACCACTATGAACTTCGCACGAAGATCGCGCAGCAATCTATAGTATTGCCTCCGGATGTTGTGCTCGAAGAGCAGATGCGTAAGCGGCAGTTTCTCATTAAGAACGAGAACAACGTGATGCAGCTGGAGCCTAAGAAGAGGCTGCGCGACCGAGGCGAGTCGTCGCCGGATCGTTTGGATACGGTCGTGATGCTGACGTGTGATATGGAGCCGATTACGTTTGACGAGATGAGGGATCACCGGCGCGAGACGCTTCGCAACAAGTGCGGCGATTACATGGAGTGTTACCAGGACCCGGTTGACGAGTCGACGGCGACCTGGGCCAGCGACGGCTTTATGACCTGATGCTATGGCCGCGACGTATATAGAAGGCCCGATGTCTTTGAGGGTGCAGATCCAGGACACGGCGCATGATGAGCAGTGGGAGAGGTTCTTGCTGAAGGTGCTCACTGTGCTGACACCAGACGAGCCTGAAGAAGAGACACTCGAAGTCGGTCGCGTATTCTGGGCGCAACACAAGCGCGGGTACCCGCGTGATACCTGGGAGTTGCATGAATAGGGCCATTTGGCATGTGAAAAAAGATGCAAAAAAGATCTTGCAATAGTTCCGGGGAGGGATCAGGATCGAATTGTTAGATGGAGTTGTGCGGATTCGCCGCCGCATGATGCCACTCCCAAACGGGGGTTCTGATTAACGTCAGGACCCCCGTTTTGTTTATCCGGCTTAACGACCAAGTTGAGTTTCAAGAAGGGAGCGAAGAATGAGCGGAATGAATTGTAAACTCGAACGTCTGGTTCGCACACGCGATGGGGCAATCCTTCGCCTTTGGGCTGCGTTTCGCGATCTGAGCGACGAGCTGCCAGCCGACGAATGGACGGATGCTGACCTGCAACTGTGGCAACTGGTTACTTTGCACGAAGCGGTACAATCCAGATTGGACAGTGCGAACAAAGGAGTCACGGGATGCAGAAGATTATAGTGAGCGGCTTGATCTGCCTGATGGTTGGGGTCTTTCTCGGCATGGACCTGCCGGACGGGAAGATGCCAGAAGTCTACTTCGAGAGATACGGCATGCCCAAGGGGTACGATGCCCCGGTGAATATCGAGAGCCGGAACGGTGACCGGCTTTGTGTTCTTTGGCCGGATGGGCTCCTGGAGAAGGAGGCAAGCTGGGAGTTCATCGTTCGCACGATGATCGCCAGGCACCGTGAAGTCCTGGAGCTGGTGCGCAGCGCGAACACTATGATCGCTACTCGTAACGACAAGATCGAGAGCCTGGGAAAACAGGTCAACATGCAGAAGGAAATGACCAAGGATCTGAAGAAGGAAGTAACAGACCTGGAAGCGCAGCTGGATGAAGCAAGGAGGGCGGCCGAGCAGTAGCAAAGACAACCGAGGCGATGAATGTTTGTTTGGGTTATGTGAGAAGGAGGTAGAGATGAATAGAAGTGGATATGTTGCGCTGGCTATGTTGTTTGTGCTGGCGGTGGTTATGTGCCTTGGCCTGGTCGCGGTTATGCCTGTGATGGCAGCTGCTAATGGCGATGGCTGGAAGAGTGATTGGAAGAACAATACCGGTGACCTGTGGGGCGTGAGCAACTTGAATGTTGCTGTCGATGATCTCGACGACAGGCTCGACTCGTTTGGTCTTACGGCTACAAACAGCACTGCGTTCCGGCCGCCCGACGACAATACTGTGGACCTGGGCTCCAGTACGCTTGAGTACAAGGATCTGTACCTGGATGGTACGGCGAACATGGACTCGATATCCAATAGTGCAGCGATCACGCTGTTCCAGGATATCATCGGTGGAATCGATGGCTCCTATGACCTGGGCTCCAGCACGAAGGAGTTCATGGACCTGTATATCGATGGGACAGCCAACATGGATTCGATATCCAATAGTGCAGCGATCACGCTGTTCCAGGATATGAATCCAGGTATCGACGACTCGTATGATCTGGGATCGGCCTCGAAAGAGTACGCGAAGATCTATTGCGACGAGATGCTCTTTGTCGACGATATCACAGTGGGCTCGGATACCGGTGCCTATTACACGGTGACGATCGACCATACTTCGGTCGGTACGTCGGTGCTGTATTTCGCATCTGGCGTGCTCACAAACATGACGCAGTAACTCCCCACGATGCCGGGATACATGGCGCGGGGGAAATCGCCTTGCCCCCGCGCCGGTTCCTGGCGAGCTCCTGGAGCTGATGAATGGCTGATTCTGCGGCCAATAAAACAGACGATCCGGCGACACTGGATACGCAAGCGAATCCGTATCTGTCGCTGGTATGCGAAGACGCGAGCACTCGCTCGAAGTGGGCGGGGCGAGATCGCCAGGTGTTGAAGCGTCGCCTGGCCGAGCGCGTGGCAAAACGGCGGAAACCTTACCTTAACGCTCCCAATTTTGTTGTGCCTATCGTGGACGATGTGGTCCGCAGTAAGACGGACCAGGAGCTCACGATGATGCTCAACGCGCCCCGGTTCGCCTTCTTCCTGTCCTTAGATGGACAGATGAAGAAAAGGGATCGGGCGAAGGCCGAGGTGGCATTTGACACGTTCTTGCGGTTCACGATGGAGATCGGGCCGAAGCTGGACCATGCGCTGGATACGAAGAACGCGCGCGGCTTCTCGATCGTCAAGAATATCAGGACGATACACCCCGAGTACGGGACAATCCCTGATATTGATATCCGGGACCTGGCCGATGTGATTGTCCCGGCAAAGACGCGCAATATCCAGACAGCCGAAAGAATCACAGATATCTATCGCTACTCGATTCGCGAGTTCAAGGACCGTGCGAAAGGCAATCGCAGCTGGCACCAGGATAATTGCAAGAAGGTTGCCGCGTGCGCGAAGTCCGGGGAGCTGAATGAGGATGCGGTGGGCACAGAGATAAAGAGCCTGTTCGACACTACGAAGCACTTGATTGGGCTGACCTCAAACGAGAAAGATCGCGAAGTGGTGCTGCATGAGTTCTGGCACTATGCGACAGAATGGGACCGGGCAAAAGCTATTGAGCTGTTCGGGCAGTCGGCTGGCGAGCGGATTATCGTGGGGCGCAAGTGCAAGATGATATGGAGCCCCCAGAGTCCGCACGACATCATCGCAATTCATCCCTGGCGCGAGCGCGACACAGAGGAAAGGTTGTCTCCTGATGAAATGATGCGCGAGATGCGCATGGCGATCCTGGAAAACCGCGAGCCGAAGCTGACGCGCACACTCGTTGGGCGGGATCGCAGCTGGCCGTATCATCAGCCGCGCTACGAGAACAGGTCACTATATTTCCACGACAGCCGGGGCGCCGGGCAACTGGTTATGGACGACCAGATCGCCGCGAGCCAAACACGCAACGCCAAGCACGTTATGATGGACTATTATCAGCGTCCGCAGTTTACGGGGCCGGTACGCAATACCCAGAACATGAACCATGAGCCGGGCTCATTCTTGCCCGAGGGCGTTTCGCCAGTCCAGATGCCAGCTGTGCCCCCCACGTTCGACTTCACTACGGAGCTTCACAAGCGCGAGGCCGGGCAACGAGCCGGGATTGTTGGTCAACATATCTATTCAGGCCAGATGAGCAACAAGAAGGGGATCCAGAAGACGGCGACGGAAGTTCGCGAGCAGAGCATGAACGCGGACATGGTTTCAAGCGCGTCGGTGGATCGGTTTGTGGGGCCCTGGATCGGAGTTTTCCGGGAGATCTGGATGGACCTCAAGCGCCTGGGGCTTGAGCTGCCAATGATCCGCAACGGTGAGCACAGAGGCGTAATGCCGACCATGCTGTATGAGTATAAGGTGCTGATTGTGCCCAGCGCCAACGCGAAGACGCTTAACCCGGATCTGCAGTTCCAGCGCGCTCGCGAAGTGTGGGGTTTCTGCAAAACAGAGCTGGAGCCGATGGGAGTGGTATTTAACCCGCAAGAAGTCGCCTGGGATATTCTTTCGAGCTGGGATCCCCTGGCGGCAGAGCGCTGGCTCATGGATCCCGAAGAGGCCGGGGAAGCCGGGCAGCCGCCTATCTACCTTTTGCTGCGTGAGATCACGGCAAAGCTGGAGCAGTTGGAAGCGGCGGCACAGAGCACCGGGAAGCTGGCAGTGGAGAACTCGGAGCGACTTGAGAAAGCGATGGGGGCGCGCGCATGAGTATTTTGAGCAGACTCTTTGGCCGGCAACCAACGAACGAGCCGACGTGTTACAAGCGGAGGCCCTGGGTAGTGATTCGCCGCGAGATCCCGGTGATGTGGACGAACGCGGATCGCGCGTACCTGGCGCAAGTGATGGACACTGATACCTGGAAGAAGCTGATGGTGCGATGCGAGGACAGCATTGTCGCGGATCTTCTTGGTGGCCCGGAGACTGACCTGGATCCCGAACGGATCCGCGCGACGGTTGCAGCGAAGGCCGGGCTATTGCGATATATCGCGAACCACGGCAAGAGCCGACCGGTGGACACGAGCTCGCTACACAGCGAGATCCACGAAGAGGAAGACCTGGAATCACTTGAGCATGGGCCGGAGCCGGATGCGAGCGGCCATTATGTCGACGACGATGGGCGACCGGAGTTGTCGCCCATACAGATGAGCGCAGAAGAAGAGTAACCCAAGGAGAGCACAATGGGCGACGAAGAGGAAAAAGAGCAAGAAGGCGCAGAAGGGCAGACACCGCCGGAGCCAACGCCGGAAGAGAAGGCGATGGAAGAATCCGATGCGGCACTGGACTCTCTCACTGACAAGTACGATCCGGAGAAGGCCCCAGCCGACGGGGATGAAACGCCGGGCGAGGGCGGCGAGACTCCTGGTGACGGGGACCAAACGCCAGGCGAGGGCGGCGAGACTCCCGGCGACGGGGACCAGAAGCCAGGCGAGGGCGACGGTACTCCAGCCGAGGGCGCGGACAAGGATGGATTTACGGACGAAGACAAGCAGGACACTCCCGAAGGGCTGAACCCGAAGCAGCAGCATGCTTTCTGGAAGGCCAGGAAAGAGAAGCGCGAGGTGCGCGAAGAGTATGAGCGCAAGCTCGCGGAAGCGACCAAGGAGCCGCCGAATCCTGATGAAGAGCCGGGAGCTGGCGAGAGCGGCCCACTCAAAGTGGAACAAGTTGCCGGGGCGTTCGACATGCTTGCGCGTGCTGAAGGTGTGCTGGACGGGACCAGGCCGCTCGATGGTGTTGACTCTGATGCTGCGACAAAGGCCAAGGAGATGGTGGTCGGGATGCTCGCGGAGCTCAAGGATCCGGCGCAGCTGTTGGACGTGATCCAGAAGGCCCGGGCCGGTCAGCTTGGTGAGTATAGCGAGGACATCGCGGATCTTGCGGAAAGAGAGCTGCCTCTCGTCCAGGCCAGGGCCGGAGCTGCAGCACAAGATGCAAGCCGGCAACAGGAAGAGCTGCAGCAGCTCCAGGGGAAAGTGAAGGAACAGCTCGACGAAGCCTTTAAGAAGTATCCCGAGCTCACAAAGGATGAGCCAGGCAAGGAGAGCAAGGAAGTGCTCTTCGCTCGCGAGTGGATGGAGCAAAACGTGCTGGGCACCCCGGATAATCGCCCGGACAAGTTTGCGGACCTCTTTCGGCCGGAGAAGATACCCGGCCTGGTCGATGAAATGATGAACGCGTTCCGGGCTGCGGAGTATCAAGAGCTCCAGGCCGAAGTGGAACGTATGCGTAGAGAGCGCGATGGCGATGAAGCACCGTTGGGGGCGGAAGGGCGCCCTGGCGGTAATGGCCGCGCGGTGGCACCAGGATCCGACGCTGCGCTCGATAGCATGTTCGCGAAATACGGCCAATGACTTTGCCCGGCCGCTTGAAACGGCCGGAGGCGCGTGTGTAAGGCGCTGACGAAAACTGCATAGCCACCCAGGGCTTAACTGGAGGTCCTCTGCGGGACTTAAAAGACGCAAGGCACGGCATGGGCCGGGCTAGAACCCGCATTGAGATTGAACAGTTATGAACCTGGAGGTTTGCAGTGAATACATTGAATACGATCCTCGACCAGGATGGTGCGAGAGCCGAAGTACAGAAATGGCTCGTCGACCGCTGGATGGCGAGGGAAACATACGAAGCCGGCCTGGCGCACACACAGTACGCCGATGAACTGATGCTCCCCGAGAACAAGGGGCAGTGTCTCGAAGTGTCGCGGCAGATGGAACCGCGTCGGCCGCAGAAGTTGCAGTCGAGTAACCCCACGGCCGATCCCGCATCCGGGCAGAAACTCGAAGAGGCGAAGCTGGTTGTGCCGATCGAGTTTATCCAGGATTACGTCGGCATTGGGCTGGTAGCCGGTTTGACATCCAGGCACGATCTTCGGACCTGGGCAGACGGCGACCTGGTACGCGCTTACCAGAAGCGCGCGCATGAGCTCGTGCAGAATTGCTTCAAGGTCGGGCGCATGCAGCCTGGCGTCTGGGCTGCTGACGGCACCGAATCTACTGCGTTCGACGCAGCGGCCGAGGCCACGGTAACAATGTGGGGGCAATCCTTCACATTTGACGCGGCAAACGCATCGTTTGCCGGTGGCAAGGGCAATATCCAGGAATTGCAGCCGGGTGACCGGGTGAGCCTGGGCGACTTCGAGCGCGAAGGTGCGCGTTTGAAGCTGAAACGTGCGCCCAGGATCAAGGGCAAATACGTTTCCTGGATCAGTGAGAGCACAAAGCTCGAACTGATGAAGGATGAGCTGTTCCTCAAGGCCATGCTCGCCTTCAAGGAAAGCCGCGCTCTTGCGGAGAACCAGATCGCAGATTTCAAGGGCTTCCACTGGATGGAAGACGATATGCCTTTCTGCGAGCAGTTTGGCAACGAAGGTGTCCGCGTTGAATACGGGCCTCTTCACACTTCGATCTGCTTTGGTGCGCATGCGTTTGCGTTCCTGAAGCTCGGCTCGAAGAGCAAGCTGAAACCGACATTCAAGGTCCAGGATACGACGATCACGGGCGTCTTGAAGACCATCGGTTACACCATTCCTTTCCAGGTCGCGATGGAACGCGCTGCCTGGGGCGGAACGATCACTGGCCCGGTAACCCATTGGGATCCGGACAACATGTAGGAAACGCGCTTGCCGGGATCCCCGGCGGGTGCCGGGGACCGGTGAGCCTTAACCAGGTCTAGTCTCCCCTGGAAAGGGGGCAAGTAAACAGGCTGGGCCGGAGGCAAAAGAAGATGAGAGTGATTAAGAAAGGTACCTTCTACGGTACAGGCAGCGGCTCAGCCGCAGCGACGATCCCGCAGCAGAGCGGCCAGATCGTTTGCCGGCGTTTGGGCTATACGTCTGCGGCCGCTGGCACGCTGGATTTCTACCTGGCGCGCGCTCGCAGCAAGGCAAACGCGGCGGTATCAGCTGATACCACGCTGGTTGTTAAGACCGACTCGAACGGGTATTTCCCGGGTGAGAGCACGGTTATGACGACCAATGACTATGTGCTGGTTTCAAACAGCACGGCCGGTGGGACAGTGTTCACGCTGTCTGCGATTTCTGCTGTAGCGGCAGTGTCGTCGTCGACCGTGTCGCTGACGCTGGCAACGGCGGTCACTTGCCTGGCCAATGACCCGGTGTTCCTGATTCGTGCAGCGGACATCATCTCGACGACTACGGCCGAAGAGACGGTGCGCGACGAATACGACGCCTTTGCGGGATACCGGCAGATGCCGGTGCATATCCTGCTCACGGCTACGGGCACCGATAAGGTCAGTGGCGTGTACCACGTCGAAGACTGATTAAGTCACCTGGGGGAGCCCGGCAAGATCGCCGGGCTCTAGCCCGGGTGCCGGGAGACGGATATGGCTTCAGAAACGTATGAAACGATAATCTCCGACGCGATCTCGGGAGCGCTGGGGTTACCGACCGATACGATCCCGGTGAAGCTGCGCAATATCGCGCTGGGCTTTGCGAACGAAGAAGCCGAGGCTATTTGGAATACCTGGCGCTGGCGGAACGAGCTGCTCGACGAAGTTGAAGTGAGCCCGGCCGCGACCGGGATCATCACGTTTGGCAGCACGGTTGACCAGGTGCTAGCCGTTATCAAGAAGAGCGATAATTCCGAGAATAATACACCGATCTGGAACGAAGACGCACGCCTGGCCTGGGCGCGCGGGGAGCGTTTGGTTTCGGATAAGTTCCGGCACCTTGCCGCTGATTCGAGCCTGAACCGACGGATCCTGGTGGAAGAGCCTGAGAGCGGGGATACGCCGCTATACGCAGCGCTGGCGCTCAAGAAGTACACCAAGGCTACTGTCGAATCGACTTATGACGCGAATGATCCCACGGCGACACCAACAGACTACCGGGTGCTGGTGTGGGCGCTGGATAACGCGTTGCCGGCACTGAAGGCGAAGGTGAAGGACGCTCTGCGCGATTTCCAGGGAATGAAGATGCGCGGCAATGGGGACAGGCTTCTGAAGGCTGCGTATATGCGCGAGAACGAGGACGCGGCCGTGAATACGCGGACAGAGCCCCGTAGTCCGCTCTACGGCGAAGTGGGTAATTGGGAAGACGACTATTGAAAGACTCCGCGAGACAAGTTGAGCTTGTGCAGGACCGTTTCGATGGCGGCATGAACATGTATGAGCCGGGCCCGAGGCAGTTCCGGGACGGCCGCAATTTTATTATCCGCGACGGGAAACCCACAACGAGACCAGGGATCCGGCAGTATCTCAATGCGGATGGCGGGTACCTGGCCGGGTACTGGTTCAACGAGGATAACGCACAGGATAATGACCCGGGCCATACGGGCGTTTGGTTCGATTATCAGTTCGTGAGCTCGCCCTGGGGCGGCACGATCCAGGGCGCTGCGCTGGTGCGTTTCTCGACGAGTACTGAGAACAAGATCATCTTTGTGACTAACGGGGTGGTCTACCAATACGAAGACGGGTACCTGGAGACCGTGGCCTGTGGTCTGCTGTCGTCAACAGAGACGGTGGAGTTTGTCCAGGCTAACAACGAGGTCTATATGTTCCGAAGCGGATCCGGGGCCCCGCTATATTGGGATGGATCCTCGACGGGCTTTGTGGCGGTCCCGGATGCTGCGGTGGGCGACAACATTCCCCACGCTGATAATGGCCTTTTTCACGAAGGCCGGATGTGGGTGTCAGTTGGCGATATTGTCTATGCCTCGGCGATCTATGATTTCACGGAATGGGACTATACAAACCGGATGTGGCGGGTCGAGGCCGGCGAAGGCGAGCAGGGGGTTATCCTGTACCCGTTCCATGAAGATATTCTGCTTGTCTTCAAAAAGAACCGGATCAATGCGTTCATGGGAGTGAACAGCGTGATCGCTGCAGGATCGGGCCTGGCAGATTATGTGTACCAGGATGTTGTGACGCCGAAGAGTGGTGGAATAGCAGAGCATGCGATCGTTACGATCGGCGAGGACGTGTGGTACCTGGACCGGCAACGGCGCGGGATCTTCAGCACGTTGCGCAACGCGGAAGGCAAGATGCAGATTGAGCCGGTGGCGGTATCGGCGCCGATTCAGCCGTACCTGGACCGGGTTAACTGGGACCAGGCCAGTGATGCGTGTGCGGGAGTGTTTGAAAACTATATCCTGTTCGCTGTTCCCCTGGACAATAGCACGGATAACAACTGCGTGCTGGTGTATGACAGGATCGCGAACGAAGGGCGCGGTGCCTGGTGCCCACCGTGGAGCGGGATCGCGCTTAACCCGGTGCGGTTCTGGAACGATGAGGACAAGTTCATTTTCCTGGGCGCAGACGGACGCCTTCGTGAGATGTTCACGAGCGACCCCTGGGACACCGAGGACCCATACAACGACGCGCCAGCTTATGACGCAAGTGTGACGTATGAGCCAGGCGACTACTTCTACTACGAGTCGGGCGGCGACAAGATCTTTAAGGTGACCGCAACGTGCCAGGGCCAAACGCCACCGGATACGGACTACTACGAAGAGCTCTCCGACCAATGGGCACCGTTCGACATTGATATGATGATCGAGATGCGTCAATTCCAGCTCGCCGAAATGGAACCCGGGATGAGGTTCGGCAGAGCCGAAGTGCTCTTCGAGCACAATAACCCGAAGGTGAGCCTGGCGACGCTATCGAGCGATTACGGCACAGAAGAAGAGCAATTCAGTGACCAGGAATATCCGCGCACAGAGTTCGACGTTGTGAGAGACGATTGGGACGAGACAAACGCGGACCTGGATTTCCATGACCCGCATCGCAAGGACTATGCGCTCCTGGTGGGATCGGCCGGGATCACAGCGGACTCGGCCGGGCTCACGGGCGGGATCATGGAGAAACACAGCCTGGAGTTTCTGCCGGTGACAGTGAATGACCGGAGCATCGGGCTGCGGGTAACGAACACGAGAGGCATTTTGAGACTAATCAGCGCAAAGATCCTCGCGGCCGGGAATCGCGTGACGACCGGCGCATAGATGGGAGATGAAACATGGGCTTAATGAATGACATTTTCTTGCCAGGGCTGGATTGGTCAGCACAGTCGGGCCATATCACAGCAGCGAACCACGAAGACTCGTACACTCGCATGCGCCTGGCAGCATCATCCCAGATTTGTGATCAGACCTCGATCGAGACTTACCAGGATGGAACAGTCACCGACGACGACGGGAATGGAATCTATAGGCTCCGCGTAAAGGACGGGGGAATCACGAACGCGATGCTGGCCGGGAGCATAGCCACGAGTAAGCTCGTGGGAGGCGGGATTGTGGACCCCGCGGACGCTTATAGTTTCCGGGCGTATGGCAGCAGCGCCACGAGTGTAGCATCTAATACATGGGTATCGGTTGGGTTCCAGACTGAATCATGGGACGACGCGGGAGTCTTTGCGGTTGCGAATGGCAAATATACGCCTGGCGCGACCGGCTACTACCATCTCAGCGCTCGCGTTGAAGTGGTTGCCGGTGCTGCAAGTGGCGACAGGGGCATAAGTATCGCTATCTACAAGAATGGCTCGCTGTACGCGATGGGGCAGTTCAGTGATTGGGGCTATGAAGATGTCAGCTCAACACAAGTTCGCTGGGTCGCCGTAATTAGCACTGACGTCGAGGTGGATGATGTCGCGGACTATTTCCAGATTTATGTGAAGCACTCGAATGGCTCCACGCTGAACACTAAGCAGGGATCCGCATATACCTATTTCACCGGCCGGAAGATAACGGCCTAAAGGGGGCAAGAATATGACAACAGTGACAGCGACAGTCACCGAAGGGTACACATACTCGTATGATGCGAACGGCAACTTTCTTATTACCCTGGAACGACAGAACCTCGCAGCGAAACCGACGGTTACAGTGGCACTCACGAGCCAGGTGGATACCGAGGACCTGGTTCAAGACGCGGTAACAGCTGACAAGCTCGCAGATGCCGTCGCCGACATGTTACCTGGCTGCACGATCACTGTTAGCGATGAAGACACCGATGTTGTCACTGTTACGGTCAATATGACTGACGGCAAAGGCGAAGCATTAAGCGAGGTGTGCGCAATCGAGCTTTGGGTAAGCGACGCGGCGCTGGGGGCCCTGGGCACAGCATGCAGCGGGGCAGTGGCCGCGACGACCGGAACGATCGTGGCGAGTCACACGGCCAAGACGCACTTGCTATGCGTAACGGATTCGAGCGGCGACCTGGTGCTGACCTTTACGGAAGCGGGTGCGCTCACGACGTATATCCAGGGGATCGTTGGCGACAAGGTGATACAGGGATCCCAGGCGATGGTTTGGACATAAGGAGAAACGTGATGCCGAAGAAACTGGAAAACATGAAAGAGCTGCGGGACCTGGAAGTGAAGCGGGTGGTCTATCTGCCCAAGAGCGAGACGCTGATGTGTGAGTACGAGATCATCGCAGCTGATGGCAGCGTGATGTACTCAGAAGTCGCGCACGAGGCGCTCAAGGGACAACAGTCCGAGACTCTCACGCTCGCAGAGGCCCAGGAGAAGGCCGAGAAGATTGCTGAGAAGGATGCAAAGAAGAAATACGGAAAGTGATCGGAACTGACCACGACAAGGAGACGAGACGAATGAACAGAAAGATACAGAATCGCATCTTGGTGGCCCTGGGGATCCTGGTTGCGCTCAGCGTGGGCGGCGTTGTGTTTGCTAACGCGGTGATGCGGCAACCGCAATCGAATTGGGTGAGCACATCATCGCGGATGATACTGCCCTCGACCCAGATCACCAACTACACCGGATGGGCCGCAAGTACCGCGTACACATACGGAAACGTTGTGACCAACGGCCAGGGCTCGGCGTATTGGTGTGTTGGGGCCGGGACCTCCGGCACGAGTGTCCCCACATCAGTAAGCGCGGATGTCACCGACAACACGGTTACCTGGCGCCTACACAACAGAACGCGCAACCAGCTGATAATCGTCAACGACAGCTTCGCGACGATATACCTTGCGTTCGGCTACAACGCCTCGACGAACACAGGGCGAGCCGGGGGCAAAGGGATCCGGCTGAACGCCAACGGCGGAACATTCAACGCGGTCAACAGCCTGGGCTACTGCCCACAGGGGCAAGTGAACGGGATCGCGGACTCGGCAGGATCCAATAACGTTTGTATCCAGGAGTTTTGAAGATAGCCACAAGGAGATGATGGATGAACGGGAAGCGACCAATTGACATAGTGGCGCTTATGGTGTTCGCAGCCCTGGTTTACGGGGCTGTCAGCGGCGTAGTGATGGCCCAGGCCGGGGGGGGCGGGGCCATAAACCCGGTAGATACGTCTACGATCGAGGCTGATATTCTGGCTGTAAGTAACGCGGCCGCTATGAAGGCTCAGTCGAACACAATGACCGGCCCGACGAATAACTACACAGGGATTGTCGCCCTGGACACGAACGTCTGGTATGTGCCGCTCGGCACGGACCTCGACGCCTTTATTAGTGGTACGGCCAACGCCGGCGACACGCTGTTTCTTGCGTCTGGTGACTATACGATTACAGATGATATTGACGTAACCAAGGCATTGACGATCAGGGGGCAGAAAGGGCAGACCAGGATCGTTACCACGACCGACAGCAAAAATGCGCTTCATGTCACCGTGTCAGATGTGACCCTGCAAGATCTCATTATTGATGTGACCGCCAACGGCACCAGGGGGGTCTACGTCGACGGCATAGGGGGCGCGGTGTTATCAGGCGTGGCGATCATAGACTGCACGGTTACGCTCAACAGCCACGACGGGATTCAATATGCGATCTATTATGTGGACGCTGGCGGCGAGGTGCGCGATTGCTTGGTCACGGCCACATCTGGAAGCACAAGCGCATACGGGATCTACTACGAGAACAAGAGCACGGCAGAAGCAGCGACTACGCTGAAGGTGTACGGTGTTGACGCGACCGCTACAGCTGCCGGCTCCGGCGCCGCCGCTGGCATGTTTCAGTATGACAACTCTTCGGAATCTGATTGCACGCTGACGGCGCTCAATAGCTCCCTTACAAGCACGGATCCTGGGGCCGGGCAGTCTCGCGGAGCGTATGCAGCGGGTGGAGACGCTATCGCGGTATATTACGGGTGCGTCTTAAGTGGCAGCGACTACGACGTAAGGCAGTACCTCTCGGCTTCGGTCACTCTGCGGGGGTGTATGTTGGTTAATGGGACAACAGACGGCACTATTACCTATGGCGGGACCATAGTGGGCGGAAAGGCGACGTATAACGGCGAGGTGATAATCACGAACGCGGCTGGTCACTTCATGTTCGAGGCAAGCACAGGAGACTTGCAGTACATCAACGATGGAAGTGTGTACGACTTCATCGCTGGACGTATTGACATCGACGCTGCTGGAAACGCAGTACTTATTCTTGACAAGAACTCTGGTAGCGACAAGTCGTACGTTAGGTACGAGACCAATGGCGTTGCTATTTGGCATGCAGGCACTACCGATTCGGACAGCTATGGTGATGGCGACGAGTACTTCATCGGAACGGCGTCTGGAGGTGCTGACCCTGCAATGGCAATCGACCCTGCTAACAGTATCCCCTCATACCCGAACGGTATCTACTTCCCCATCAACGGAACAAACTGGTTGTTCAAAGTGATAGATACTGCAAGTGGGAGTAACGCTTTCCAGATTGCCATCGAGGGTGACTCCAATACCAACGTGTTCTATTTGCACAATGATTAAGAGAGAAGCGTGAAGCAACTACTTCTAATAGCCGCACTCTGCGCAACGGCTCTGATAGTCAGGGCCGCTTACGTTGAGTTGCGTCCAGCACCTACGGCAAAAGACTCGTATGGGTATTGGAGCTATGTGGAGGGAAGTGGAGTAGAGGACATTAGCACCAATAACATTATGTGCTGGTATGAGTTTGCTGATTCTAACGAAGTATCTGGTGGAAGCTTTATCGAC